CCAGTAATTGATGCTTTAGGAATAGAAGTGATGTTTGCGGCTATGGCAGACAACGCTGAAGTCTGTGCGTTCCACATTGCTGAATCAAAAGTTGCGCCAGATGTTCCAGCAGAGATTCGGCGATATGCAACGCCTAAATAATTGACTAGATCGTTTCTGGCATAGACCGTTGAAGCCGCCCAATCTGCAATGACGTTAGAAGTCAGGGATGATTGAGCTAGACCTGCACTTGCGATCTTTACATCTGTAACGCTTGCATCGGTTGGGGTTCTTGTATCGCTTAGGCGTGAGTCAGTTGTTATTACTGCAGTACCTGCAATTTTCGATGGACTCAACGTTGTTGCAATTTTGGCATCTGTTACTGAAGCATCAGTTGGAATACGAGTATTTGTTAGGCGTGAGTCAGTTGTGATAACTGCAGTTCCAGAAACCTGACTAGGAGTAATACTTAAAGCGGTTTGATCTATTCCTAATTGCGCTGAAGTTGAAGTTCCAGAATTTGTAATTGGTGCAGTTACAGAAATTACGCCCGATGAACCCGTAGGTCCTTGAGGTACTCCAAAGTTTAAGATTGCGCCTACTGCGCTACCTGAATTACTTACAGTGGCACTAGCGCCTGGAGACAACGTAGTTGTTGTACCGATAGTAATGGTTGCAGCAGTATCAGCAGGTTCATCTGTATCAAGCCAAAGAATGTCTGTTGCACTTGGCGCTGATGTTTGGGCGACAATTCCAGTTACACCAGTAGCGCCTGTCGCTCCAATAGGTCCTGTAGGCCCTGTAAGCCCCGTAGGGCCAGTTACGGTGGAATTGGCACCTGTAATACCAGTTGCTCCCGTAGGTCCTGTAAGACCAGTGTTACCTGTTGGGCCTTGTGGACCTGTTGCTCCCGTTAAACCAATGCTGCCTGTAGCACCTATTGGTCCAGTAATACCTTGCGCACCAGTAGGACCAGTGCTTCCAGTAGGACCAGTACTTCCAGTAGGACCAGTACTTCCAGTGGCTCCCGTAGGTCCTGTGGGACCCGTTACACCGACTTGACCAGCAATGGCAAAGTTCCAGTTGTTGTGTGAACCACTGCCAGCTATTAGATCTACAGTAAGGATTAAAGTTCCGCCACCAATGTAGTTGGCGTAGCCTTCCATCCAGTAAGTAGGGGTATCGCTGTGAATAGCGCGGATGCGCTGACCTGTAAGAAATGCGCCAGAGTTACTGCCAGTTAAACTAAAAGTTTTTAATCCAGTACCAATGGTTATGGTTGACGTGGAGGTTACTCCAGAGTATCCAACACCTGTTGGCCCTGTTGTACCTGTAATGCTATTACCTTGTGGACCTGTAACACCAATGGAACCAGTGGGTCCTTGAGGACCAATGACACCAAGTTCAATGGTTACAGTTTCTAGGTAGTTAACATCCATTGTGGTACGTGCAACTGGGATTTCAACAACCGTAGCTGCATTATCCATAGAGTAAGTTTCAATGGCCACTAAACAGTCACCTGCGCTATTACGGCAAACCCGCCAGTAAGTAGTGTGGTCTTAACACCATCTGGGGATGTAATGTCTAAATCATAAATGTAGTTTCCAGGGGGCAAAGCAGCAGAATCTGTAGCAGATAACGTAATGGTAAATTTTCCATCAATCGTTCCTACAACAATGCGACCATTTGCGCTAGATAGTTCTACAATCACAGAAGCAGAGGTTACGGCTTGGCGTACCTGCATTTTGGCAGAGTAACCAGTTACGTTAACGTAAGAGTTATTAACTTTCCAAGCAGGGGAAGTATTAAAAGTGTCACCCTGAATGAGACTAAAGTTGAAACGCCCAGGTTGCACTATGCCTCCGTAATGTTAGGACCGTAGCCACCTGCAATAAGGCTGGTACGTTCTTCTTCTGTAATTGGATAAATGTGTCCACCTTGGTAGAAGCGCACCGCAGCTTCAAGTTCTTCAATGCCAGGGGAACGGTAATGTGAGTAAGTACCGTCGCTATTAAGCAATACGGTATCTGCTCGGTTAATTCGGTAACGCCAAAATAAGCGTCCACCGCCAGCAGGACCTTCTTCAACGGTAGGTGGGGTGAAGTAGTAAGCCACTGCTGTCCTTTCAAAAATTATAAGGGTAGTGCAGTCCCCGCCCGTTATATGACGGGGACTACACCATGCTTGCCTAAATTAGGAAGCGTTGATCGAGCTGGTGGATTCGATACGGTAAAGCGCAGCTTCACGGTAACGCTTCCAACCAAGTACGCCGTACCATCCGATTGGACGGAAGCGCATCAACTTGTCAACAACTGGGCCAATGATTACATGTGGCTCTTCCGCTACTGCCTCAGCAAGAGCCTGCTGGCCTGCAAGGATTGTGCGGAACACGCGAGTGCTTGAGCTACCATCAGTTGCCTGGTATAGACGTGGTGATTCAACGAACATAGCACCTTCGTATGTACCGATAGATCCTGGCCATAGTTGACCTGCACCTGAATCGTTGTATACGTGTGCTTCGCGCCATCCACCTGCACCAGTCTCAGCACGAAGATCGTGTGAAACTTCAGGGTGGATACCACACCAGTATAGTTCGCCCATACGTGGGACAGCCTTGCCAGCACGAAGCTTGGCTACTGCCTTACGTACGTCTGCTGACTTAAGGGTGTTAGTTGAACCAACGCCAGTTGTACCTGTTGGTACAGTGCCAGTTGAGTTAGCTGAGAAGATTACGTTAGTTCCACCGCGTAGTTCGGTCTGAGCTAGATCATCTAGGGAATCAGCCATGTTGAACGCGATAATGTTAGCAATAGCTGGATCAACGTCAGAAAGCGAGAATAGTTCAAGCTTACGAGTTGCCAGTGCAGCATTACCGTATTCGTTTAGGGTGACTGATACAGATGTGGTATTGCCAAGGGCAACTGCATCTGGATCTGTGGTTTCAGTCAGTGCTGAGGTAACCTTAGACATGTCGCTGTAAAGCTGGAACACGACTGAGGAACCTGGCATTGCCTGTTGCGCTGGGCGCTTGTCTGCTACGTCGCGGATCAGTGGGATCGCACGAAGCGCAAACTCTACATAGCGGTCATAGGCTGCTTGGACCAGGTTGGTACCAAGCGAGCCAGTGCTAGTATCTGTATATGCGTTAGCCATTTATTTCCCCTCCTTGGGGATTAGGGTTTGTTGTAGTTGCTGTTAACGACCTGTGGACATACCAAAGATCAGTTGATCCAACTCTTCTTTGCTATTTGTTGCGGCTAGACGAGAACCTAAGTCCTCATCACGACCTGCAGTTGTAGCAGTTGAAGTGGAATCCTGAATACGGCGAGCCGATTCGGGAGCCACAATGTCGTCTGATTGCTCGTTGGTTTGAAATCCAAATACATCTGAGTATTCGTCAAGCCATAAAGCAACCTTTTCGGGTGTATCCGCATCTGCTGGGATGAACGCAGCAATCTTTGGATTAACACCCTTGGTTTCCAACACGTCTTTAACGGTTCGGGTGCGACTTTCTGATCTTAATGATGCCAGTTCATCTTTTAGTTTTCCTGCTTCACGTTCAGCACGTTTAAGTGCCTTGCGTAAGTTAGCAGGACCATTGGCTTCTTCGGTATCGAAGTCATCATCATCTTCGTATTCTTCGTATTGGTTGGCCATAGCAGCCACTCCCTTTCTTGTTAGGTTAGTCGTGAACCACAATGCAGACAGGGGAATCTACATTGGCTTTCACTGCTGGACTTTGGTACGCGCACATGGGCCAGTCGATCTGTGCGGAGTGGATGTGTGCGGAATCGAACCGCGTCCCGTATCTGTCCGTCATGCGGATTTTAGATTCGGTCTAACCTGTCACACCCTTGGGACTAGAACTGTCCCGACTTATTTTCCTTTAATGAACCAGCAGATAATCCAGACTGTCCACTAAAGGTTGAGGTTTCCATTTCCCCAAGTTTTTGACGTTTACGCTTTGCGGAAGCAAGGCCACCAAACACATCTTGTTCTGCAGTTGCTTGGTCGTAATTGTCACCATAAATTTGACCAAGTTGCTGTGCGGTTGGAAGTATGGAAGCAATAGAACTAAAACCTTGTTCTGCACCAACGCCACTGCCAACTCCAGCAATAGATTGTTGTGCTAATGCTTCAGAACTACCTTGGCTGTATGACAAACCTTGACGAGCAGCCGCTGCACCAAACTCAACGGCTTTGGCTTGTTTTTCAATAAGAGGTAAAGCTTTGTCTGGATCTAAAGCATGAGCAATCATGTCACCAGTAGATAATCCGTACATGTCTTGTAATGCCTGGGTGTAGTAAGGATCAGCATTTTTAATTGCACCAGAAGCGGCATTAACACGTTGTTTCAAAACTGTAGGTGAAGTATCATTTTCAATGAACTTTTTAAAGTCATCTTGGCTATCATAAAACCCTTTAGGCAAACCTGAAGATTCAAGAATAGCTCTATAGGAACGTTCGGTTGCTAAGTATTCTGCAGGGCTAAGAACTGGAAGTCCTGCTTTGCGGCGAACTTCATTGCCAGCAAAACGCTGTTTGTATTCTGAAGTATCTTGTAGCATTAAAGCAATGGTGTTAGAATTAAAACCTTGTTGTACAAAACCAGTAATAGTAGAAGCCAATGAACCAAGCCCTAAATTTTCAAATGTTTTTTGAAGATTTGCAATAGCATCATTTTGTGTTGTTGTTAAATCTTCAGCCATTAACTTACCAATCCAAAACTAGAAAGAACAGAACGTGCTGTAGAATCTAAAGAATCTCTAGCATTTTTAGTTTGATTCCAACGTGGGTCTTTACGCAATTCAGTTTCAAATTGCCATAAAGGTTGCAATGCTGGCTTAGAATCTTGAGTTAAATTAGTTAAAGCTTTGTTAATGTTTGGATCACTAAGTTTAATATCTGCTGGATTTAATTCAAGAATGTTAGCCATGCTATTTACATAAGGTGAAGCAATTTGTTGGACTGTAGCTCCAGCATCAATTTGACTGGCAAATGCACCGTATTTTGATTTAGCAATTTCTTTAATGTCATTATTGCTTTCTTCTAAAGTTTTTTTACCAGAAAGAACATTTTGCGCTTGAGTGCTATACCAATCATCATTGTAAGACACACCCATGTTGTAAGCATAATTTTTTAATTTATCAATAGTCTGTGATGCTTCTCCACCAGTACCTGAAATGCGACCAGTATCAACAATATGAGTGCGAAGTAAACCAGTATCAATACCCTTACCCCATGAAGAAAAAGAAGTTTGATTGGCTAAATCTGTAACTTGTTTATCTGTTAAAGAAATACCCATAGAAGTAGCAGTTTGTTTAATTTGTGCAGACAAATCTTTAATTGATTGATCCCAAGTTTTAGGATTAGTTAATCGTGCAGTTTCTGCTTCACGCCAAGATTGTGCATGTCCTTGGTACCAATTACTATTTTGAAATTCTGTAGAAAATCGTTGAGGTGTCCATTTTTCTGCAACAGCTTTATCAAAAAGAGTTTTAAGACCTGGATCACTATTTACAAGCGCAGCTTGTACTCCATACGCCGCAGCAAAATCTATTGGTTTTGAAACAGTTGGTGGTGTTTTAGCCATTAGAATCCACCTCCTGTAGGGCCACGAAGAGCACTTGTCATGGCATCAAAGTAAGTTGTTGCCTTTTGATAATTAGCAAATTCTGGGTGCATTTGTGATTCAGTAGTAGCAAACTGTGATTCATCAACACCACCGCTAGAAACATATGTAGAAGAAGAACTGTTTTTACCAGAACTAGTTGTAGTTCTTGTAACAGTAGGATTCTTTTTTTCTTCACCATTAAGGTGTTTTAAAAAAGTTGCAAGTTCTTCATTAGTTGCAGCACGACCAATAGCTGCTTGAAAAGCAGAAGTCGCTAAACCTTGTACTTGCTGCATGTTAAATTGTTTTATGCTTTTAGAAGTTTGACTTGTAGTTCCACCAGTTTTGTTAATGTCATTAGTGGCATCAGCAATACCAAAACTTTTAACAGCATCAGCATAAGCTTTATCGTATGCAATTTTATCACTATAACCACGGTATGTTTCTCTGCGACTTTCAGGATCCATTACCCAAGGAACATTGTTTCCACCAAAAGGGTTATTGGTTGCTGACAAAGTTCCAGCATTAAAATAAAATTCACTATTAGCCCAAGGGTTTGTACTTGTGTTTGCACCAACACTTGAACTTCCAGTGGTAGTAGTGGTTATTGGTGTATATGACATCTAATTCAACCTTCTAAAAACGCCGTTAATAATAGTTGTAAGGCGAGGTTCATCCTGTGACAACTGAGTTAAGTACGCATCCCAGTTATCATTTTCTTGGGTTAACGTCACCTTGGTATTTAATCCTTTTATTTGATCTTTAGTTTCTTGATGTTTTTTATAGTCATTAAGTAAACCAGAAACTAAATTAGATTGTTTTGTATTTGGAACCATGTTATTGGAAAACAAATATTGTAAATCATCAATGGCTTTTTTAGCAACATTTCTTTTTTCAGGTGATTGAAAATCATCAGCCCAAATTGGATTGGCTAAAGCAAAGTCAGATTTGTATGCAGCCCAATTTGCATTTTCAGCATCAATTGCTTTTTTATTTCCACCAGCAGCAGCAACAGTAGCATCATGGATAGCTTTATCCTGGAAGTAAGCATTATTTCCAGTAGCACTATAAATAGCATCTAAAAATTGTTGAGGGTTTCTTTTAGTGCGTAAATGCAATTTCATAATTTCATCATAAATTGCTTGTTTATCTCCACCACCACTAGTGGATTGTGGAATAAGAAACGCTGCACCTACAGCACGATCAGATGAAATAAGTGCATTATTACTTTCTAACCAGTTGGCAACTTCATTAGTGTAAGGCATATTAGCGCCTTTAATGGTTCCCTCTGAACGTGCAACAGTATAGGAAATTGCACCATCACCATGCTTAATTAAAAACTCATGCAAAGCCGTAGGGTAGTCACCTTTTTCTTTAACAAGTTTGTAGAACTCATCTCTTAGACCAAGTTCTTCTTGTGTAACTTGTGGAGACAAAGGAGATACTGCAGAAAGCACAGCTTTAATAAGCATGATACTTGTTGCATTATTTTTGATACGATCCAAAAATGCTTGTTTTTCAGCAGGAGATGAGTCAGGTCTAGGAACTTGACCAGAGTATGAAGCCGAAGCAATGGATGACAACATTGCATTTTGGAATGAAGCATCTCCATCACGGATAATTACAGCTTTAACCAAATTACGCAATGGTGAAGACGGTATCATTTCATCAATAATTCCTCTGCCAAATGCTTTATCACCAATAATAAATTTCATTTGACGTGACCATTCAGGATGCAAAGAAGCAATGGTGTTAGCCGATAAAGCCATAATTGGTGAAACGCCAGGCATGTTCATTTCAGGAAGTACGGTTTTTAATGATTCCATATTTCCACGAACTGTAACTGGAAGTCCAGCTTGTACTGGCAATCCAATAGCAGCAGCACCAGAAATAGCCGCAGCACCAAGTTCACCAACACCAGGGAACATTAAATAACGATTGCCTTGGTCATCTTTTTGCACAAAACCAGGATCATTTAATCCTTGTTCAATTAACTGGTAAGCACGTAGCGCCTGAGGATTATCTGCAACAAGTTTAATGTAACGCTTGGTTGCCTGTTCTTGAGCAAAATAGAATGGTAAGTAGTTTTGTGCTAATACAGAAAATTGTGTACGCAATGCTACGTTGTGAATCTGTGGAAGCATAGCGTGGGTTGCGCGGGTCATAGCCAAACGCAAACCAGTTTCTTCACTAATCATTCCAGCATCAATCATTGGCTGGTATAGTGTCATTGCTTGCTTTGTATGTTGAAAAAATAATGGTTGACGCGAAAGATTACCAACAATGGGATCAATTACTTTTTTGAAACCAGTTTGAATAATGCGTTGCATAACATTGTTACCAATGTAAGGTTCAAGTTCTGGGCCAATAACTGCTTTAGGTTTTGCCGCTGAATCAATACCTACAACATCAGTAACCATTGGCTTTTGGCGATCGGCTATCATGTTTAAGAAATTGTCATGGAAGGTTCCATCAGTACCAGTAAGAGTATTACGCAAATCATCTACGCGATGAAAAGCAAATGTCTGTGGTGCTTGATCTTTATAGCGAGAAAGAACTGAACGTTCTCCTGCGTATACATCTTCAGCAGGACTTAACTTTTCACCAAAACTATTTGGTTTTGAAAGATCGTGCTGTACACCACGAATACGAGCTTCTTCTTTAACTTGAGCAAGTTTCCATGCTTCATCTTGGCTAAAACCATTATTTAAACTTTCACGAACATCTGCAGCAATAGACTGAGCTGCTTTATTTTGGGAAGCCTTTTGTAAATTAGAAGTCCAGTGAATATCAAAGTGATCGTCATGTGCAGTGTAATGACTGTACTTGCCGTCAGGTGCTTCAGTCATTGCGCGTTTAACACGTTGACCAGTAAGATCCATTAGTTGACGTTGACGTTCTGTAAACTCAGATTCAATACCATGACCTGACAAAGTAGCACCTGTAGCCATGTGACCATTAGTAGCAAATGTAATGCGAGCCGCTAAATCAAAATCTTCTGGATCAGCAATTTTTGTAAGTGTGCGAGCAATAGTAGAACGAACAGGTTTGCCAGGAATGTCACCAGCAACATCGCTAAGAAGTTTTCCTGCGGTGTAATCAAAATCGTTTCCAGAAAGAGCAAGTGCTGTATTAGCCAAAACATGTTGATCTTCGCCAGGAATCAATTTGTAATTCATCTTAGCGGCAGCGCCAGCAATCTTTGACTTAGCCATATTAAGACCGCCAAAACGAATCATCGAAGGCACAAGTTCAGCAGCAGCAATCCGCAAACCAAAACCACCAGTTAACAAATCCAATGGCTTAAAAATACTGTTAGTCCAGTTACGAGCAGTAAAGTCATCTACTTCGCCATAGAGTTTACCAGCATGTCCCATGCTACGCATGGCAAGTTTAATTTGTCCAAAATCAGGGTAAGCCCATTTGCCAGATTGATGAGTATAAAGGGCAGAAGCATTAGATCCAGATGCTGTAGTAACAATAGATGCTTCATCACCAAGAGCAAAGCCGTGACCATAAACTCCAGAACCAATAGTTCCTTCACCGTGCATACCAATTTGTTCTAACAAATCTGATACAAGATGTGAGTCATTTGGAAGGTCAGCAGCCTTGAACATTTCATGCAAACCAGAAAGATAAATGCTCCTCTTAGTTGCTATATCAGGAGCATCAGCAAATGCACCAGCAATGTTTCGGGCAGATCTATCTCCCAAAGAAGAACGCATAACGAGATAAATTCCCCGTAAAGCACCAACATCATTTGGGTTAAATGTGGTAGTAGAAAGATTAAGAGTATCTTGGTCAATTACATAAGATTTGTAACCAGAAAATGTGCGGGTTTTTTTTGCTAAAGCTGAAGCCCATTTTTCACCGCTAAATGGATTAAATGCAACAGGCATAATAAATTTAGCAGAACCTTCACCATCTTTGGCAAGGCGAGGAATGATAAAATTAGCAGCGTTACGATATTCAAACGCAGCATCATCTAGTTTGTCCCAACCAGGCTGACGTAATTTATCTGAAACACTAGATAGTGCGGCACGTGCTACAGAACGTGATGGTACAAATGGTGAACCAGATACAGCAAACTTAGTCATTAAATCATTTTCAAAGAATGTACGCAAAAAGATATTATGTACTTCATCTGCGCCTTTTGCTGCACCAATTTCAGAAGCAAGACCTTCAAGTTCTGGATACTTGGCTAAAACATCGCCAGTACTCATGCCAGCAAGTTCTTCAAGTGAGCGGTTATATTGACGGCCAGCACCAAAAGTTTTATCAGCAATATTACCAGACTTTGTTGTTTGATATAAAGCATCAACTTGGTCAGCACTGTACATGCGAAGGCTATTGCGTTCTAGGAAAGTTTGTGCACCAGTAGAACGGGCAATTAGCGGAACAAATTTACCGCTATTTCCAACCCACTCACCAGTTTTAACAACTTTAGAAAGAGTTCCAAGTTTCATCAATGGATCTGCTGTAAGATCAAAAGCAGCATCAACACCACCAGAAATTAACTTACCAGCACCAGAATCTGTATTTTGAATTTGAAGCATATGTGCAAAGTCACGGCCAGCCGAAACTTTGTAGTTTTCATTTTCAGAATCTGCAACAGAATTTTTGAATTCATCAAGGTTGCCACCAATTTTACGCAAACCCGTAGCGGCAAGTTCTGCTCCAAGCACAGCTCCCATAGGTCCACCAACAAGTGTACCTATAGTTCCACCACCTGCAACAGCAAGAGTACCTAAAGTTCCCCAAATAATACCATGGCGGGAATACAAAGAATGAATATATTTGTAGTCACGTTGAACTTCTTTAAGAGGTTTTCCTAAAGCTTCAAGATTGGTTGCTGCACCATGCAGAACACCATCCCACCAATGATTTTGTACTGGATTTTCTGCGGCATAATCTTGTGCAGCTTGTTGTGTTGAAGACATAGTAGCACCATGTACAAGAACAGGTGCGGTAGTTAAAGGATTTGGGGAACGAAGAACATCTGTTGCTAAACCTGGAGAGTTTTGCAAATGTGGATTATTATTGAGCGCTTCGTTATAGGCCCATGAAGGATCTACAGTCAATTAAAAAGCTCCGTTTATACGTTGCGCTAAAAATTTCAAAGCTGGGGAAGAGTTACTATTTTGCGCTAAAGCATGAATGTAATCTCTAGTGTTTTGATAATTAGAAACATCTGGATTTTGTAAACCTAAAGAAGCCATACCTGGACCCACACCAGCATCTGCTCCAGAAGTAACAGGAATACCATCACCAATAGAAGGTGCATGTAAAGGTACGATGGGGGCAGGCGCTGGCATTGCACCAGAAGCAGCCATAGGCGCTGCTTGCTGTGTAGCCATTAAAGCCTGCCCCTCACCATACGGAAGACCAGATACGTACTGTGCTGCTTGTGTGTCTGCTGGTCCACCATCGGTACGTTGCGACAATGCGCCTGGGCCTGAAACTGGCGCTGGGTTTGCTGGGGCTTGATACCCACCTTTTCCTGCCATGATTCTACCGCCTTTTTAATTAAACCGAATGACTTTACTTGCAGACCAGAACACAGTTCTGGACGATTGTTTACTTACTTAAGTACACCTTTACCAGGCTTTGCAACAGTGGAAACATTAGTGCCTGTGCCTTTGCTTCCTGCTGGCTTTGCGCTGTACATTGTCTTGCTTGCACCAGGCTTGGCTGGGCTTGGTGTTCCACTCTTGCGTGGTGGCACCATCTTTGCTTTTCCTGCTGAACCTTGGTTCGCTGGTTTCTTACTGATTCCGAAAGCCATAGTTGTTTCTCCTTTTATCCTGCTGGCATCATTCTTGTAACACTAGAGGCTAGTGTTGGATTTCCCCTGCCGTTAAGACCAGCAAGGAGATATTGAATTGGAGGCCTTCCGCCTACCCCTACCTGACCAGGAGCTACACCCCTAGGTGAACCTGTCAGTGGATTGATTCCAGAAACACCACCACCCGCAGCAGCGGCCGCTTGTTCTGGAGAGCCAGGGACTGCAGGCTGCGATCCAGGTGCGGGCGGTGGTGGCTCTGGGGCGAATACTGAGCCAACTATTGATTCAATAGAGTCACCCTTTAGGCGACCATCAATAATTGCTGCTAGTTTTCCAATAAACTGTGATGGGTCTTGCCCACTTTGCACCAATACTGGTAGCGATTGGGCTAAACCAGAGACTGCAGCGAGTAGCGAATCACGCATTTTCTCTACTTCAATCTTCTGTTCTTCCATGGTTACGTTGATTTCCCATGGCATTTGACGGCGCAGGAAGTCGCGTGAGATCAACTGATCTCCACGTGCCTGTAATCCAAAGACTAAAGCTTGGTTAGGGTTAAGCCCAGCCATCAAACCATAGGTAACATCTACTACGTATTCGCCTGCAATGTCTTTAGATGGGGTATATTCTATTTCAAATGGTGAACCTGCATCCATGCCACGTACAGTTTTACGTACATTAGCAAATATCTTTTCATCAACCTCAAAGCAAAGTGCTAATACATGGGTTAATGTTTGAGCAAATACGGTCTGTGCTGTCTTAACTTGGGTATCAAATCCACCCATAAGGGCTTCAACGCCACGTCCTGTAACAATAGAACCTGACATGTTACCTAAGCGACCTTGTGGGTAACGCCCACCAACACGTAATTCTTGGTCTAATGCTGCTGATTCTTGGAATAAACCAGGAGGAACATTAAGGTCTACGCGACGAATTTTCTCTGGGGAAGCAGAACGGATAGTGGCATCAGGGCCAATCTCCATTACGTTCACATCTGCAGGCAATGCGTATGGTGCCTGTACGGACTTCTGTGCAGCTTCTAGGCTTAGGGTAGCGAAGCGTGAACGCGCTACTTGTACCCACAGAATATCATCGAACTGACCACGAAGTTCTGTATCTGAGTCAAGTCCTGGGCGTACAGCCATAACAGCCATAATTTTACCAATAGGATTTGGGGTAGTGGCTAGAACATAGTTGTTACGCTCTGGCAAAAACAACATAGTCATGTCTTTGTCGTGGTAACGGTACATGTCCATGCGAGATAAATCATTAGTGGTATTGTAACGACCACGAATTACGGACTCATGTTCTGGAAACTCGCGTACTAAGTCAGATACAGTTTTAGTGTAACGCTTAGTGTAGGAAACTAAACGACCAAAACGGTCAAAGTCTGGGTATGCTCCAATGGGATCATCCACATGGATAATTGGAGTCTTACGTTCATAATCTATTTCAACCAAAATTGGCATAATGCCAAAGGTTAAATAACGATCTGCACCTGTAAACATCTGAGTCTGTAAACGTGACTGGTCACGGTAACCTGATGCAATCATGGTGCGTTTGTCAGATTTCTGACGTGCACGATCTGATACTGAGTTTGTGGCACTGCAGTTAAATGAAGGAAGCGGGGCTATAACTTCTGCAACGTCACGTGCTGCAATGTCAATAAAGTTAGCAACCATAGGCTTAGGGTAGTCATCTGGGAATAATCCAGGAAATACTTTGTTAATATTTCCCTTACGTACCTCAAGTACGTCAGACCAACGAGAGTCCCGTTCCCGCGCTTTTTCGCGCAGTTGCTTGACACGCGCAGCGATTTGCTGAATGTCAGCCATTTAGTAACCTCCCGCAGCTAGTTGCTGCTGTAATCTTGAATACTCTTCTAGGTCCACTGTCATACGCTTTGCTAGATCTCTAGGAGTAGCAAAAGGATTACGAACCCAAGTATTACCATGTGACCCCATCTGGTTCACATAATCACGCAACTGGGTTTCTACAAACCACAGTGCCATAGGACCGTCTTGTTTATTTTTAGTTCCAGGTGCCCATGTAATTAGTTGCTCAATAAGCGCTTTAACACCCTCGTTATCTGTACGAGGCAATTCAATAAGGCTGGATCCCTTGATGTACTTTCCTGCCTGGTCCAACTGACCAAACAGGGGTCCAAGGGAAGCAACACCATACTCCAAATCCATTTTATTAGCACCCGTGTAATGGCTAATAAGTCTAATACCGCGAGAAGCTAAAAATTGATTGATCTGTTCGTCTTGGGTTAAGAACAACTGAAAAGCGTTCTTTTCAATAACCCATGCTTGTGGGCTATACTTTTCAGTCCACGTCATAATAAGTTCACGAATACGTTGCGGTGTGGGTGCGGGCATACGTGACGCATCAAGTAAATACCGTTTTTTTGTCGTTCTATCAGCCGACACCACAACACCGAACGTGTCACCAGACATAGCGGGATCTAAGCCGCATACTGTATAGAAACCATTAGTTTCTTTCGGGTGACCTGCGGCACCAGCGATCAGCTGTCCGCAAGCTCTCATACCATTAACAGACCCGCGTACTGCTTCGGGGGAAAACACCGATTCAGCTTGTACGTCTTGCTGCTGGTAAACCATTGCCCAAGTCTTAGGGTCTAAGAGTCCTCGTCGTTGTCGGAGTCTAGTTCCATCCCACCTAGGAAAAAAGCCATCTTGGTCAGGGTCAACTGGATCATTAGCCCAAGGGCGGTCTGAACGCGGCCAAAGAGTGACCCATTTAGATGGATCATTATCAAACTCCAAAACGGCTGGCATTGCTAGATAGGTCCATGGGGATGAACCGTCAGGGTAGCGATCTTCGTTACGAATCTCGCGATATAAATCTACAGGATCTACACGGGTACCTACAACCAGGATTTTTCCTGTCGGACCAACACGGGTAAGAACTTCTTGTTGAATCCATCTAATCTGTTTTTCGTATTCACCAGCGTTAGCAAGGGTAACCGTATCGTCCAAGATAATGAGGTCTGCGCGGGCACCGTAAATCTGTCCACCAATACCAAGAGCCTGTAACGTAGGATCTTTTTCCCCTGAGTCTCGCTCAAGGTAAATAGCATCAGCAGTCCACTTGTCCGATGTAGCCTTGAAACCATCAGCAGGCGCATAGCGCCTTTGTAGCTCGGCATAAGACGGACTTGTAAGCCTTTGCTTGACCGCATATAAAAACTCCTTAGCCATTTCCCGTGTCTTGGAAACAACCTTAATACGGATGTTAGGGTCTGTACAAATACGGTAGGTAATGTAGTCAATTGAAACCGTCATAGACTTGGCGTGTTCAGGTGGCATGTTGACTAATACGTACTGTGGCAATCCTGCCTCGTACGTCATTGATTCATGTACCCAACGTGGAGGCCGATTTTCAATTAAGTCAATTACGTTGAGCTGATGGTCAAAGGTTACCGAGTTCAAATACTTGGATCTAAATTCCTCGAAGGTAATCTCTTTGTCTTCATCAGAGATATGGCCCTTACGCTGCTGTACGGCCCGCATGAGTTTAACAGCGCGATTAAATTCAGGGTCAGACTGGATGTAATAGTAATACGTCTTCTCGGACTTATTAACTCCAGCACAAGCATCTGCTACCGAGAAACCATCCTGAAGCAGGGAAAGTAATCTTTCCTTGGCTTGGTCAGCAGTC